CTTCTACGCTCCCTTCTATTACCTCGTTCCTTATCAAGGCTCTCTTTACTTCTTTTGGTGCATCAGAGACTAGGTAGTCTACCCTGTCGTAGTCTTCGTTGTGTATCGCTTCTGTTATCTCTTTAAAGTAGAAGTGGTACATTCCAGGTATTCGCTTAGCCATTGTTGTTCCTTTCTTGACTATGTGTCCCTTTAAAAGGTCTTTTAAAGATACCTTTATATAGATATCTTACCCCCCTATAAGGGCGTTTTATAAGCCTACTATCAAGTAGTTCTTATCGTAGCTTACAAATGTTACTCTTTTAGATAGCTTTTCGCATAGCTCATCTATCTGTAGTTTGATGGGTCTTTTATCTGCCTTGTCTCTTACATAGTATAGTCGCATTAAAGTATCTCCGCATTTGTTTCAACGTCATATGGTCCATAGTTCATGGCGGCTTCTTCGGGGTATACTTCGAGTGTTACATAAACACGCTCTGTATTCGACCAACTTTCTTTGCTGACACGTATCGGACATTCTGTACGGTCTCCGTCAATCCACACGAAGATGCTGTCTCCGAGTGCTTTGCAGGCTTTGATGATGTCTTCATCGGTGTCATGTGCAAGGACTATCTCGTCATAGTTGGTCTCCCATACAAACCAGTGAGCGTCATTGAGAGTGCCTTGAAACTTGATGTCCCAAGAGACTTCATAACAGTTTTTCATATCGAATGAGAGTTGCATAATAGTTCCTTTCAGTCAAACATAATTATTATCAGTAATAGCGGTATAGTAGTCCATAGGAATACTTTTATCCACCAGTCAAGAGGCGGTATCATTGTGTTCTCCTTGTAGGAAAGGGAAGCTATTGCTAGCTCCCCTTTAGTTTAAGTTAAAAGTCTGTAGCAGATTGTGTAGCAGAGGGTGTATCTACTAAGTCAAAGTCAACGGTCTCTGAAGGTGTGTATTCGACTAATTCAGTTATTTGTACAGCTTGCAGAATAGTTTTCTTACCATTGTAACCTCGTGGTGTATCGTAAGTTAGCACGATTAAGTTAGCAGTAGAGCCATTACCAATAGGCTTATCGAATGGTAACTTGTTAGCGTCAACCACACGAACTTTATTTGGTTCACCTTTACGGTTCTTTTCATTAAGCGTTATGTTCATGGCAAAGTTACCGTTTGGTAGTTCACGGATTTTACCGTAGCCTTTGAGTTCATCGATACGGTCTCTGGCGAATTCAAGTTGAATATCGAATTGAGTGTTACCGAATTGATTAGTTTCAGGCTTATACAGTTTAGCGTAGTTAACATTGATGTTTCTGATGATTGATGTTTGCATAATTATTTCCTTTCATATTATGCTGGTTTAGGACAGGAGTGTCCTCTAATGCACACCACTACTGATGTGCATAGGAGGCTACTCATTAGAATCCGATGTCAACTCTATCTTCAACAGGACGACTACCTTTGTAACGCATTGGTGAGAATGCATACATTGGGAATCGACCTAGTATTTTGTCAAGATAGACATAGTTCCAACCATGTGATTCGTTTAATTCGTTAATGATACGAGAGTTATATGAGTTAGCATAGAAGAAGTCACACTCGATATCACCTTCTTTATTCATCCATATTCGAGATAGACTGATTGGAAAATCTTTGATGACATCTAGTGCATTTATTTTAGTTTGGATTAGTTGTACTTTGGTGTATTCAGTGCTTTTAGCGCGAGGTGAGTATTTAGTAGCATCATACTCATGGACACTGTGTAGAAGACCATGACCATTTACACCATAGCCGTAGTTGCTGTAGTCTTCACTCAGTTTACTATATTCTTTGTCCATTTCATTAGTGACATGAAGTCTGAATTCTTCAGGCACTGAGTAGAATATGTCGATATCTCTACAACCTAAACCATGATGCCAATCTCTAGGCGCACCACCAGCTACATATGCAGTGCTACTTTCGGGTAGCTTTGATAGTAACAGATTGAGGTGTTTCTTAGCTACGGCTCGTTGTGCTATTGGGTGTAGACCAGTTGACAGAGTTTTCAGTTGGATTTTAGCCATGTTATTAGTCCTTTTCGTTTACTATTTTACACATTCGAAGACACCACGCCACAGGGCATACCACGTAAACGCTGAGTTTTACGCTAAGTAAGCCCGATTTGTGATTATTTTCGGAATATACTCTCAAAGTAGAACATTGCTACGCAGAAGAAGAATACCCCTAGAAGTATTGATTGTATCATATTATCTCCCTTCTTGTCTGTTTCTTATTCTCCGAAGTGCCTCTTCAAGGATTGCTCCTTCAATGGCACTAAACATAAAGCTAGTACTTTCGCTAGCACCATGAGTACCTACGAAGTCATTGAATTGACGCTCAGTAAAATTCATAGACCACTCTTCAAATGCGCTGTCACATGCATCATCGATCATTTCAACGAGACCTTTTATTTCTTGTTCGATATTCATAGTTACGCTCCTGTTGTTTTGCGTGATTGAATAATGTCTTCTTGGCTACAATGGTCTTCCCATGCATCCAAGATCTCAGCAGACTTAGGATGATGCGCTCCTGCACCGCTAAGCCACTCTATATACCCTTGACGATACTCAAGAGTACATTCTTGTATGAGTATACCGTGGCATATTGCGTCTTGGTAATACTCTGCGTGTTGACGTTCTTGTAACTCAACCATGGCATTATGGATGAGATCTTCGATTTGTCTGTTAGACATGTCAGTTATGTCTATTGTCTTCATTACTTAGCTCCTTTCTTAGCTGCTAAGGCTTCTTTCTGAGAGTAATACACAACACCGTCTACTACATAGTACATCATTTTAATCTCCTTTTTGGTTATGATGGACAAAAAAAAAAGAGCCGCCCCCCACCCCGAAGGGCAGGAGGCAGCACAGAAGTTAGAGGTTACAAGTACCAGACAGGTCACGAGTAATACGGCCTTGAGGCACTCGAATACCACAGAAGTAATCTGGAGCAGCACGACCACCAGGCTTTACTGCAACAGCAAGCTCGACCAATTCCGCATTCTGATAGGCTTCACGAATAGCCATCAAGAAATCTACAGGAAAGTCTGACCCACCAAAGGTCTCAGCCTTACACTTGTAGATATCACCAGAAGCAAGTTGAATACGGAGGAAAGAGCCTTGACGCTCTGCACCAACGATTTCAACAGGACCGAGCTGTGTACGGAACACAACTTCAGCTTTGCGCCCGTTGAGGTAGACCTCAGAAGGCACAAACTCACCAGCGTTACGGATTTCGGTGTTTGAGATTACAGATACGTTTTGCATAGCAGTTCCTTTCAAGAACAGTTAACGGGCAGAATTGCCCAGAGGGAAACCAAGACGGAGACCCACGAGGAGACTGGCGGAGGAAACCAGCCACCACGAGGACCCCCACCCGAAGGCGAGAGACCACAGAGATTAAGCGGCACGACGAGAAAGCTCAAGAACCACAGAACGCAGCTCGGCAAAGACAGGCTCACCAGCCCCAAGGGACACATCAGCCGCAGCACAAGCACGAGCCGAAGCAGGAGCAACGGCACAGAACCAGCGAGAACCCGACCAACCCGAACGAACACCCAAGCACACAGGCAGACGGGAGTCACGAGCAGCACGGAGAGAAGCGACCAACGCAGACACAGCCGCAGAAGGCGAACGACCCACACGACACCGCAGAGGCTCAGCAGAGAAGCCAGGCCCAGCCACCCACACCAACACGGAACGGGAAGAGGCACACCAACCAAGGCGCTCAACGAGGACAGCACCACCCCAAGAAACAGAACCAACAGGAGAAAGAGAAGAAAGAGAAGGAAGAAGAGACATGAGAACACCCCACAAAAAAGAGAAAACACACCCACGCAGACCACCCACGCAAGCAAACAACGGGAAACCCCCGAACAGCGGAAGCAACCCACCCCGACACCCACAGGGGAAACAGGGGGGACCGCAAACACAAGAAGAACCCGATAACAGCGGCACATCTTTTTTATACACAGACAAAGACTTAAACACACCCTTATAGGAAAATTTTTAGAGGACACTAAAAATATGCTATCAAATAGGCACAAACTGGAACTATTAAAGGAAAAAGCTAAAAGAGAGAAGCGTCAAAAGTATATAGATGACTTCGAACTGTTCGCAAAAGAACAGATCAGGATCATCACAAAGAACGCTAGTCAAGGCTTTGTCCCCTTCGAGTTCAACGATGCACAACGGGCAATCAATAAACAAATCGAGGAACAACGAAGTAAAACAGGAAAGGTGAGAGCAATTGTTCTCAAGGCCAGGCAGCAGGGTATCAGTACCTATTGCGCTGGCAGGGTCTTCTGGAAGACATTCTACACACCCTACACTCGCTCAGTTGTAATGGCACACGACAGTGCCACCAGTGACGCTCTCTTCAATATGTCTAGGAACATCATCGACAACATGGAAGAGCCTCCACAGCTACAAAAGAGTAATGCAAAGGAGATTTTGTTTGAACATAACAAGTCGGGCTATCGTCTCTACACAGCTGGTTCGAAGGAAGCAGGACGAGGCACTACGCCAACAATCGCTCACTTATCAGAAGTGGCTTTCTGGCAATTCGATGAGCAGATACTGGCTGGGTTATTTCAAGGAATCAGTCAAGAAGAAGGAACAGAAGTGATACTAGAGAGTACCGCCAATGGAGCCAGTGGAGAGTTTTACAGGCTCTATCAAGGTGCTATGAGAGGTGAAAATGAGTATATTCCAATCTTTTTACCTTGGTTTATTACCCAAGAGTATCGCAGACCTGCACCTCAGGGGTTTGAAAGGACAGAAGAAGAAGACGAACTAGTAGAAAAATATAAGTTAGATGACGATCAACTGTACTGGAGAAGGCTCAAGATAGGTGAAAGTGGTGAACAAAAGTTCAAGCAAGAGTATCCTGCAAGCCCCGAAGAAGCTTTTCTTGTCTCTGGTAACAGTGTCTTTGATCAAGAGGCTCTGTTAAACTACGAAGTACAAGCACCAAGCTATACAAGAGTGTTTGATGAAATAAGTAGTTACTTCGAAGATAATAGAGAGGGGCATCTGGAAATATGGACACCTCCTAGCTTTTCAGAAAGATTTATAATAGGTGCTGATGTAGCACTGGGAGTAGGTCAAGATCACAGCACAGCTGTAGTGTTTAACACAAACAGAGAAGTGTGTGCTTTGTTCAGAGACAATCACGTAGACCCTAGTATGTTTGGGGATATGCTGTTTTATCTAGGTAGATACTATAATAATGCGCTACTGGCAGTAGAAAGTAACAGTCTAGGTATCGCTACTTTAAATAGATTAAAACAAATGAACTATGTCAACCTATACTATCAGACCAAGTCAGCCAACCTCTCAAACGAAGAGGGGTCTAAACCTGGCTTTAGAACTACTGTGTCTACAAAACCAATGATTATCGGTAACTTGAAAAGAGCTATCGAAGACTATGACATAGATATAAGAAGTGATATAATACTACAAGAACTAAAGACTTATGTGGCAGATGAAAAGGGATCCACAAATGCTTTAGCAGGTAACTATGATGACACTGTAATAGCTTTGGCAATTGCACTTGAAGCCTACAGGACACATCAACACAGACTTACTGATGACACAGTCTCTTGGAGAGACCGAGTAGGCCAAATCCAGGAGGATAGTACAAAATGGCTGTAGAACATAAAGGTTCTGAAAACCTAAAAAGCATAACCTCTACTGAAATGGCGAATGAGTATCGCTTGCGTGGACTAGAGGTAAGAAGGAAAAACAAAGAAAAGCGTGAGCTTGCTAAGCAAACAATAGTCGCTATGAAAGAATTGGGTGATGAAGCGCCAGATGCGCTAGAAGCCCTAAAGTATGTCTTGGTACAAGCAATGGAAGAAGGCGACACTGAAAACATTGTAAAAGTAGCTTCTATCCTTGCAGAGTACCAAGCACCTAAACTAAGTCGTCAAGATGTAACACAGACAAACATAGATGCTGCAGACTTGTCTGACGAAGAATTAGAGGAAGAGCTACAGAAGCTTACTCTACAATAGTTCTACCGTTGTCCTCGCCTAGTCAGGGCTGCTAGGGGTAGAGAAAGCCCATCACACTGGAGGATGATATGAAAGGTCCATTGGCAAGGAAGAGTAAAGTAAATGAAAGTGGTAACTACACAAAACCTGGACTCCGTAAACGCTTATTTGAACAAATTAAAGCGTCTGATAAAGGAGGCAGGGCAGGACAGTGGTCAGCTAGAAAGGCTCAGCTTCTTGCTAGAAAGTACAAGGCGGCTGGAGGAGGCTATAAGACATGAGCTTAAAAGCACCCCAGAAGAGTCTCAAAAAGTGGACTAAGCAAAAGTGGAGAACTAAAAGCGGTAAACCTTCTATTCAAGGACCACTTGCTACTGGAGAGCGTTATATGCCAGCCAGTGCTGTTAAGTCTCTTACGGCAGCGGAACACGCTGCAACTACCAAAGCTAAAAGAAAGGCTACTAAAGAAGGTAAGCAATTTGCAGCCAATACTAAAAAAGCTAAAAAGAAAATAACAAGGGCTAGAAAAGCATGAGTGTAGAAACATTTTTAAAGTGGAAAATACTCCCACGCTTTATGATGCTTATAAGTACTCTGATGTCTTGGCGATGCGCTGAGTGGTTTATGGACTTATCTGATCCTACAGCTAGTCAGTCAGCCTTTGTAAGTGTAGTCATGGGTGTCATGACAGGTGTATTCGGAATATGGATGGGACATGAACATAAAGGGGACAAATAATGCCAAAAATAAATGACAATACAGAAGTGGCATTGCCTTTAAGAAATATTATAAGTATGATTGCTGCAGCTAGTATTGCAACTTGGGCCTACTTTGGTATTATAGAAAGACTTAATCAAATAGAAACAAATATAACTATGATGAAGTCTGATTTAGAACAAAACACAGAGTTT